TTGCTGATGAATATTTCCGATTATGCTGCTTCAGCCCCGTGGGACGGGATTTACGGAAAGCCATTTGTTTTTCCGCCGGAGCCGCATCGTCATAAATTGTCTGATTTTTTGCGTTCCGGGGCTCAAAACAATCAAACGCTGGCATTTAATCCTGCCATTAATGAATGGGTTCCTTGGACGCAACCAGCCGGAAAAAGTGGATCATCGGGGTTGCCAGGTCCGGCGGGTTTGCGTGGTTTTCAGGGACCGCAAGGATTTCAAGGAAATGCGGGGTCGTCTGGTCCGCAGGGCAATCAGGGTCCGCAGGGGTATCAGGGATATGCGGGATACCAAGGATCTCAGGGCACTCAAGGTTATGGAGGAAACCAAGGTGAAACTGGAAACCAGGGTTACATGGGAAGCAATGGCGCCAATGGTCCGCAGGGAAACGAAGGGTATCAAGGAAACCAAGGCCCGCAAGGATCGCAGGGGCCACAGGGACCACAAGGGCCTCAAGGACCGCAGGGAGATCCCGGTGGACCTGTAAATTGTTCAACTGAGTGCGACGGCTGGTATGATGGATTTTTTGCGGCGTATCAATTTGGACCGGGAAGTTGCGGGGAAACCGGTTCAAATGATGCACAATCATATTATCTGACTTATGGATGTTTTTGTGAAAGTTACAGTGGTTGTGATCTTCCGAGTGGTTGTAATCCATAATGACCCCGCTTCCCAATATAGTTGATTATGCCACGATTGTGCCGTGGAAGGGGATTGCGAACCGTCCTTTGCTTTTTCCTCCCGAGCCGCACAAGATTCAGCCATCCGAAATTGATGGTGATGGTGCATCCGACGGGGACTTGATTACTTGGCGTGACCAATCGGGCCAATGGGTTCCGTTTCCGCCAAATGGTCCGCAGGGTTCTTCGGGGGATGCCGGGATTGCCGGTCCGCAGGGGGTTCAAGGTTTTCAGGGTTATACGGGAGCAACCGGGGCGCAGGGATCATCCGGTGCTCCGGGAGCACAAGGATACCAAGGATTTTCAGGCATTCAGGGGGCGCAGGGTTTTCAAGGTCCAAATGGGCCGCAAGGACCAGATGGCACGCAGGGTCCGCAAGGAGATTTGGGATTGCAGGGAAACCAAGGGACGCAGGGTGCCCAAGGTAATCCAGGTCCGCAGGGATATGAAGGCGACGAGGGCGATTATGGTCCGCCCGGTGATCCGGGAGATCCGGGTCAGGATTTTGATCCAATTGGATCTTGACCGGCAAAAAAATAAGGGGCAAAATGCACCATGCCCAAAATCAGTGTAATCACACCAACCAATTCCGTTGAATTTTATCATCGCGCCAAGGCTTCGATGCTGCGCCAGACGATGCCCGACTGGGAGTGGATTGTTCTGTGGAATGGCAATTCCTTTGAGGCATCCGATGATTCTCGAATCATTGCCGTTCCAACGCAGGTCGGGATTTCGGGGGTGGGTGCCCTGAAGCGCGAAGCCTGCACCTATGTCACGAGCCCGTATTGCGTGGAGTTTGACCATGACGACGAGCTTTCGCGGGACTGCCTGGAAAAAGTGCTAAAGGCATTTGAGGAGAGCGGGGCCAATTTTGTTTATTCCGACAACACCCATGTCCTGAAGAACGGTCGTTTTGAGGAGTACGGCAAAGCGTATGGCTGGACGATGCGAAAAGAAATTTTCCGTGGCGAAAAGGATGAGGAAGTCATGGTGCACAACCATCCGCTGTTGATTCCCCAGAACATTTCACGGATTTGGTATGCACCGGACCACGTTCGGGCTTGGAGGATGGATGCCTATGTTGCCGTTGGAGGCCACAAGTCAGACCAGTTTATTTGCGACGACCAAGACCTGATGATCCGGTTTTATAAACTGAATCCCAATAAATTTTTTCATATCCCGGAGTGCCTGTATAAATACAATGTTCACGGCGCCAATACCTGGCTTTCCAAGAACAATGAAATCCAGAAGAAATGCATCGAGCTGCACGACGAGCACATTTATGATTTGGCGCTTGTTCACGGCAGGGCGAACGGCCTTGGCTGCTACGACCTTGGGGGCGGCATTTCATGCCCCATTGGTTGGACCTCGGTTGATGTCCATGATTCAGAGGTCAATGCAGACCTGAACCAGCGTTGGCCTTTTGAGGATGATTCGGTCGGTGTTTTCCGGGCGCACGACTTCATCGAGCACATCAAGGACCAGATTCATCTAATGAACGAGGCTTACCGCTGTCTTTGCCACGGCGGTCTGTTCCTGATTTCGGTTCCCTCTACTGATGGCCGTGGGGCGTTTTGTGATCCTTCCCACGTTTCATTCTGGAATCAGCAAAGTTTTGCCTACTATACGCGGAATGAACAGGCTCGTTATATCAGGCATCTAGGCTTGAAATGCAAATTTCAGGTCGTAAGGTTGGAGACACACTTCCCGAACGAATGGGCCAAATCCAACCATATCCCGTATGTAAAAGCGCATTTGGCGGCGATCAAGGAGGGTCCGGTGTTGCACGGCCTCATCGAAATCTGATCTTTGGTCCGCGTTTGGGGGATATGGTTGAGGCAATGGCAAAACCCATTGCCAAGGCATTGAACATGAAATGCCTTGATGAAAAGGGTGGTTTAAAGCCAGAAAGTTCATGTGCAAAGCGCAGAGACGCGCTTAATAAAATGATTTTCCCCACATGAGCGATTGGATCGGAGCCACCCAGGGTCTAGCGATTGACGGCGTTAATAGCGCCGTCCGTCCTGATTTAATTGGCCCGAACCAAGTGTCTTGGGCCATGAACGCAACGGTGCGCGACGGCAAGCCGCGCACCCGGACGGCCTTGGTTCAGCGGGCTTTCCTGCCTAGCGGAAGGGTTCAGGGGGCTGGATTTTTCAATGTGGGGAATGGTGAGATTATCCTGATGATCGGGGGTCGTCCTTACCGAATCACGGCCACTGGCGACAATTTCACGACTCAGGCCCTTGAGCTTCCTTGGTACAACTCAACCACGCTTCCGACAGCTTGGATGTGCGAGACGAGTGGTTACTTTGTCATTCAGGACGGCGAATCCGCCCCGATCATTTACAATGGCGGCTCAATCCGCCGTTCCGATATTTTCAACAACGAGGTTCCGATTGGCCGGCAAATGGCGTATGGCAATGGCCGGCTGGCGGTGGCCGTTGCCGGTCACAACCTGAAGGTCGGAGACATCACCGATGGCGATGGATCGGAGTTGCTTTTCACGGAGACGAATTACCTCAGCAATGGCGGGGCGTTCTTCTATCCTAACGAGATCACCGCGCTTGCCTTCCTTCCCTCCAACAACACTGCGACCGGCTATGGCTCTCTGATGGTGTTTGGGCTAAGGTCCACCGATTCGCTTCGACTGGAGATCACGCAGCGGGATCTCTGGAGCACGATTCCTGGCTTTCAGGTTGTCGTGCTCGACAACATTGGTGCCTGCTCGCAGATGAGCATGGTCCGAGTCAACCAAGACCTTTATTGGCGGGATGCCAAGGGCGAGGTCCGTTCGCTTCGTTCCGCAGCCGCCGCCGCCGATTCCCCCGGTAATAGCAGCATTTCCCGCGAGGTTTCCCGCATTGTGGATTTTGAGACGGACAACTGGCTTACGCAGTCGGGAGGAATGTTCTTCGACAACCGAATTTTCTTCCTTTCCTCGCCGTTCCTGTCCGACGACAACGTGACGGCATTCCAGAACATCATTTCCCTTGATGCCGCCCCGCTTGCAACCATGCGTTCCAAGGCTCCGCCGGCCTATGACGGCGTGTGGAATGGCGCCCAATTTACCCGCATGGTGAAGGGAATGTTCAACGGGGTTGAGCGCGGCTTTGTTATTTCCTCGGATGCCGATGGGCTGAATCGCCTGTGGGAATTTGTTCCGGGCCAGCGCACCGACATTTATTTGACGGACGGAACGACAATGGCGAAGGCCGACAGCCGCATCGTGTCACAGGTTGAGTTTCGACGCTTTGGGATGGATGAACCAAACCAGCTCAAGCGATTGACTCGGGCCGATATTTATCCGTCTGAAATTGAGGGCGATGTAAATGTTAAGCTATATTGGCGGGTTGGAAATACTGACCAATGGTTTTTCTGCGACGAGGTAAATTTTTGCGCCCAGATGACCGATGGGACCAGCACAGTCCCCCACGACTGGAAAAACCTTAGATCCCAAACAAGGCTTCAAATTCGATCATTTACGTTCCCTCAAGAAGTGAATGATGTCTTTAAGCTATCTACAACGGTTGGATATGACTTTCAGATTCGGCTTGTATGGACCGGAAATATGTTGATTGATCGTTTAGACGTTTGGGTGAGCAAACTTACCAATCCAAGATTTTCAAATATTTCTGAACTGGAAAGCGAGTGCATCCAATACGAAGTTTCAGATAACGAGGTCACTTATTCGATTCTTCCCTGATGCCACTTAACCCTTACAATGTTGCCGGTACGTTGCCCTATGGAACGCAGTTTCCGGGCACGCCGCAGGGACTTCTCAACCTGATTGCCCAATACCTCGCAATTCAGGGGCTCGATGGCCAGATCACGATCAATTACGGGGATACCACGCCCGGCATTGATGAGCGTGATCGTCCTTGGTTTAAGACCGACAATAACGGCGTTCCGATTGGTTGGTTTTCTTGGAATGGCACGGCTTGGCAGCAGATGCCCACGGATGTTGTTTCCGGCACCACGGCGCAGCGTCCTGCCGGTGCCGAGGGTCAGCTCTACTTTGACAGCGACATCAACGCCCTTCTGGTTTTTGAGCGCAGCGCGTGGCGCACGGCCTCCGGGTGCCCCGGCGACATCAAGTACGTCCGTAGCTGCTACAACGGAGGAAACGCCATTGCGGACCCGACGATTGCCCAGGTTTTGACGGCAAATCCCGGTTGGGCGGAATGGACTCCGGGCGCGGGTCGAGTGATTGGTGGAACTGGCACCGGCACAGGACTCACGGCAAGAACGCTTGCCGAGGAAGTGGGCACGGAGGCGGTTGTTCTTACGACCAATCAGCTCCCCAGCCATACTCATACTTGCGCTGGGGCTTCCCGAATCAGCGCAGATGGCAATGTTTCAAATCCCGCCGGCATCATTGCCAGTTATTCCTCTGTAAATTCCGGTTCCACCGGGTCCGATGAGGCTCATCCGAATATGCAGCCCACGGTTTTCCTTCATTGCATCTGGAAACTTTAACCCAAAATGGCCTTTTCACTTTCATCTGCGGCCCAAGGCGCGGCTTTGGGGACTCAAATCAACCCCGGCCTTGGCAGCGTGCTGGGTGGAATCCTGGGTGGTTTCTTTGGCAAGGGCAAGAAGGCCACGCCATCTATCCCCGTTGAGCCGGTTGACCTGAGTGAGCAGCAGAAAAAGGCCATTCAGGCCAACATTCAGGCCGCCCCGGACATTGAAAAGCTGCTTTCCCGTGCCAACGAGTTTGAGCAGCAGCAGGCGCTTTCCTTGATGGAAAAGGCCATGCCGGGCTACGGCAAGCTCTCCAAGGGTCTTACCAGCACGGCGCAGGGGCTTCTTGAGCGTCCTTACGATCTTCCGACCGACGTTCAACAGAATCTTCAACGGATTGCTGCCGAGCGCGGAATCAGCCGTGGCACCTCGGGCCAGTTCAACCAATTTTCGCTTTTGCGCGATTTGGGCCTGAATCAGTTGGAGTATGGTCAGAATCGAATCAATCAGGCCCAAAACATTACCAACATGCTTGCTGGGCTTGCTCCTCGCGTGAACCCGATGAGCCCGATTTCATTCTACGCGACCCCTCAGCAGTTTGCTGCGAATGCTATGCAGCAGAATCTTTATAACCAGGCCGCAATGCAATCTGGCGCCGCCGCCAGAACGGCCCAGCAAAACTTTGCCACGCAAAACGCTTGGGATGCCCTTGGTTCCCTCAGCTCAATGATTGGCGGTAAAATCCAGAACAAGCAAAAGAGTCCCTTTGAGGTTGTGACCACGGGAACTGGATTTAACCCGGCCTACTAAACACTCCAAAACATGCCTGAATTTGGTTCATTTGATCCTCAGGGAAAGGGTTTTGCCCAGACGCTCGGTGTCATGGGCGAAACTCAATCAATGATGCAGCGTGCGGAAGCCGCCAAACGCGCTCAGGCTCAGTTTGAATATAATCAGATTCAGAAGGAGCTTAATGCGCCATTGGTTGAGGCGCAGCGTCAAACGGATTTGATTAAGGCCCAATCTGATCTTTTGGACGCCCAAAGACTCCAAGAACAAGCTGGTATTATGCGCCAGCAAAAAAGCAAAGCAGATTCCGCTTTTGATCAAATTCATTTGATTGAAAATCCAGATGACCGAGAGCAAGCATTGATTGAATGGTCCTCAAGATATGCTCCTCTTAAGAATATTGCGGAATATTCTAGTGATATTTCAAACAAACTGAATATTGTTGGTGATAATATCAAAGATATTAGAACCGTTAGGGCTGCAAAAGAAAGCAGCACCTCGAAAGCTCAAATTGAGGAAATGAAAAAGCAATTTGACGCAGACATAGCTGCGTCTAATGCCGCGGCAAAATCCCAACTTGAGGCAGAAAAACAGGCAAGGGCAGCGGAAATTGCACAATTAAAACTGGATCGCGCAGCGGCTGAACAAGAACTAAAATTTCAGAACGCCGGAAACCAAGCGTATCTTAGGGCTCGTGGAGAATCCGTTGCAAAGCAGATGACTGATTTGCAAAATAGAGTTCCAGCTCATTATGACACACTTGCTCAAACCCAAAGGGCTCGTTCTCTTTTGGATGCTGATGCGGAACAAGGCCGTGGCAGAAATACAATTTTGGGTGTTCAACAGGCAATCAATACCGTTATTCCTGGTCTTTTTGATGTTTCAAAGGAAGAAGCATTAAAAACGACTTATGCCGATATGGCCCTCCAAGCTGCTACAAAAATGCGAGGCCAAGGACAAATTACGGAAAACGAGCGTCGTTTGCTTGCTGATACTGTTGCACAATATGGTAATAGTCCCGAAGGAGCCAGATACATAATGGATTTTATGGATGCGATTGCCAAACGAGAAATTGCTCGCGCCGAGGCAATGAGAGAAATTGAGAGAAAAAACAAATTTGTTGATGAGGGAGATTTGAATGGATTCCTTAAAGATCATCCAATTGATGAATTTTTGAATATTAAACTTCCGGGTGGTACTAAAACATCGCCAGATATTGAATCTCGCTTAAGCAAATACCCGCCCAAAAAACCATAAAATGGCCACCCTAAAAGAGATTGAGGATGCTTTTGTGGCAGCCGATGAGGCCGGAAATGTTGAAGATGCACAGGCATTTGCGGATGAGATCCGACGTTTGAAGAGTTCCGGTCAAACATCGAAAACCGCTGAACCCAAATCATACGGATTTGATCCTTATGGTCTAAAGCGACAGTCTGATTTTAGTCGTGAAACTCGTTCCCAAAACAGGGAGATTGGCGCCGGCCTCCTAGCTGATATTGCACTTGAGGGCGGTATTCCGGCCATTGGCCAATTTCTGGCAACTCCACTTACTCCAGCCGGTCAAGCAGCGGTTGGTGCAGCCGCTTCTGCAATTGGAAATGTTTTGGCTCAAGCCCGCAGGGTATCAATGGGTGAACAGCCGGAATTTGAACTTGGTCAGGCCGCCCAGGCCTCAACCATTGGTGCAATTCCGTTTGCTGGGCCAATGGCAAACATTGAAAGGGTGACAGCTGGCCAATTTGCAAAAAACGCGCTTAAGCAAGCGGCCAAGGCGGGAACAGGAATGATGGCCGGAGAAGAGGTTAAATCTTTAATTGACACTGGTAAACCGGCTGAAATTCCAAAAGTTATCGGATCTGGCATTCTAGGTGGATTGGTCGGTGCCGGGGGATCTGTAATTTCAGATGTCGCCACCAACAGAATCCTTCGTGGCCGAGAAGTAGCCCAAAGAATTTCTGAACTTGGCCCGATTGAAAAATCTGCATCTCCGGGCATGTTGCTTCCTTCTGAACTTGCCGCAACCGAAACAAAACTTGCTTCAAGAACACCGACTGGAACGGCTGCACAAAGAATTGAGGAAGGTAAAAAAGCCTTTTCAGCAAAAACCGTTGAGCTTGCCCCTAATATTGAAGAGGGGGATGTGATTTATAACGAAATTAAACCAAAACTTGGGGCTATTACTAAACTAGAAAACGAAATTTCAGTTATTGGTGAAAAAGCCGCAGAGGCTAATACACAAGCTGATATTGCTCGTGATGTTTTGGAAAAATCAAAACTTAAGGGCGTCGCCGATGTTTCTGAAACAGCTTATAAAGAAGCCGAAAAATTATTTAATGAGGCTTTTCAGGCCAATTTGGATTCCGTAAAAGAAAATGCCAAAAGGGTTATTGCGGAGGAGGCAACTGGTGGGTTGGAAGGAATTAATCCATCTATTGCCCAAGATATAAAAAATGAGCTTGTTGTTAGACCAGCAGCAAATGCTGTTCGTCGTCAGCAAGAATCGCTTTACGCTCCAATTAAGAATCTGGAGCGAGATGCTGTTTTTGATACGGCTCCAATTCTTGATCGAGCCGATGAAGTTTCTTTGGAAACATCGGGCGGATTGCCTGGAAAAGTTGAAAATGCTATAAAGACAGTTCGTGAGATTCTTAAAGAACCAAAGGCTTCTTTGCAGGATCTTAAAAATCTTCGCTCGGACATTTATCGTGCAATTGATCTCAATGAATTTGGTTCCAGTAATGCGGACCGATTGATGAAAAAAATTGCCTCAGAAATTACGGGCCAAATTGATTCCCAAGCCATTCAAGTTTTGGGAAAAGATGCCGGAGAACAACTTCTTAAGGCCAACAAGTTTTACGCTGAAACGCGCCCAATTTTTGCTGAAGGAAAAATCAATAAAATCCTAAATACAGATGCTTCCGGTGATTCCATCACCCCATTAATTAACCAAATCAGGGCATCTGGAATTAATTCCCCGGAATATCGCAATCTCATGGAGGCGGTTGAGGCCACTCGGCGTTTTGATCCTGAATTGGCCGATGGACTAAAAAACAGGCTGAACAACACCATCAAGCGTTCAATCATTCAGAAGGCATCTGACAGTAGCGGTAAGGTTCAGCCTTCGGAAATTTTCAAGTACCTTGACGACATCAGAAAGGCAGATCGAAGCGGAAACTCTCTCGCAGAGTTTGGATTTGGAGACATTAAACAAGTTGATGATCTCAAAAAACTTTTTGCCGATTATCCCGATGCGTCAAAATTGAGCGCCAAACAGTGGGAGGATCTTATGTCGGTTCCGGCATTTGCATCGGAGGCCGCCAATCAACCAATTAAGCCGGATATGCAAAAGATTCTGGCTATCACTCAAGCGGAAAATCAAATGGTTAAATCCGCTAATTTGCGTGCAGCCGGTTCAATTGAAGAAGCCGAGCGTCTTTATCAGAAAGCCATCAAAACGGCTGAAGATTTGGGTGTCACAAAAGAACAGATGCAAAGACGGATGGAGCAATTGATTTCTGATCCAGGATTTGTGGCTTGGAATAATCCCAAATTCTCATCGAGCGGATTTAATTCCCTCAAATCAGCACTTTTTGATCCCGAGGCAAACAAGGTAAGTAACCAAGAAATCAGGGATTTAGTGGCCCGTCTTTCATCTTCCAGCAATTCGTCGGACAGGGAAACTTTGGCTAAATTGCAGTCTGCTTATCTTGCAGATAAAATTGCTCTATTTGATAAATCAGAAGCAAAAAACATGCTTCTGGAGCCAAAATCAGATGCAATTGCAATTTTCTTAAATCCAGCAAACCCAGGCAATAAAAACAATGAGCTGGAAAGGTTTAGGGCGCTTTTCCAAAACGATCCAGCCGCTATTGATCGCGTTGAGAAATTCGGAAAAATGGCCCGTGCGGTACAAGAGTATGAAAAAATGGGTAAAAGCCCTGTTTTGCCGGCAAGTTATAATGTTCCTGTTGTTGGAGAAATTCGTCGAGGATTGGATTTCATTGGTGATCTTTATAGGCAGAAAAAATACGATAAAATTGCCGAATTGATGCAAAATCCAAAAGAATTTGCTCGGTTACAAATTCGATCTGGGGAATCTATGCAGGAATTTGTTCCTGTATTTACCCGTGGAGGTCTTGGTGCTTCTCGTAGCCTTGAAAATAAATCAGACACACGCCGCTAATGCCATTCAAATCCCAAGCTCAGGCTAAGTTCTTGGCATCGCAGCACCCCGATATTTTCAATCGGTGGCTCAAAGAACATCACCAGAAGATCGGGTCTTTGCCCAAGCGAGCGGCCAAGAAAAAGCGGTCTAAGCGATAACGCGACCGTGGGTTTTGAGGATCAAATTGCGCTTATCCGTGGCGTGTTTGATTCCGGGCTCAAAGTTTCCCCAGCGGAAACGCTTGTTGATTTCTGAGCGACGAGTCAGGTTGTCATCGTATCGCTTGGCAATCCTATCCAGCCCGCCGATGTGGTGGAAATGAAGCAATAGGCATGTCGGATAACTAAACTGCGTGGGATTTCCAATAACCCTGCCTTTGGTGTTGGTGGCCTCTACAACATGAGCACCCATTCCAAAGCGGGTTTGGGCGACGCGCTTGGGTGAAAACAAAACCGGCTTTGCGTACCACTGGTCGTCCTTGCCTCCATATTTGATCTGGTCGGTGATCTGATTGGTGCCATCAATCGGCATGGAATCATGCAGCATTTCGTAGCCGTGTGGCTTCACAAAACAAAGCCCCTGCGCCTCGTACTGGGAAAGCGACTGTTCGGCGCCACAAGGGAAATAAATCAGTTCATCGGCGTCGGCCTGGATGACCCAATCCGACTTAGAGCCAATCCATGATTCGTTTTTGATGCGTTGGTTCAGGGTGTCGTCAAATTCACCCTTGCAGTCGTGCTGCACGATTTCTGCACCAATTTCGGATGCCTTCTCCCGACTGCCATCATTTGAGCCAAGGTCGTGAACGACTATCTTTTGGCAGAATTGTTGATAATGCCTGATGGTCCAAGGAAGGATTTCTCCCTCATTGTAATTCAAAATATGAACTTCGCAGCTCATGTATCTTACGGAATTTTGTTTGTTGGCTTTTGGTAAATCCTGAAAAAATTTTCATAAGATGAGGAATCTGGACCAATCAAAGAAATCAGCTTTTTAAGATCATGGTCTGGATGCGCACCCCTGTCTTTTTCAATATGACCACCACCATATCCTTGTCGCCCTGGCATAGCTTTTATGCCCAAAACCTGCCTTTTTCCTGCATTACCAAGTGGATCAATGATTTTCCTTCTTCCTGTTCTTGTGCGTTCCCAAAGTCGTGAATCAACAAAAGGGTTGGGATCTTCAAGCAGCGAGGATAGCAGGGTGAAATTTTCCGACCTGATGGCGGTAGAGCAAAGGCTGCAATGCTCCATGTTCACATGTTCATACCACCAGCGTTCTTTTACATTGTAGTAAATGGCCCGGCCTTCGCCAAAAATAGTGGTGTAGTTTGTTTTTAGTGCGTTTTCGCAGGTTTCGATCCAATTGGGCGCGTACCAATCATCGTTTTCCCAGAAAACAACTATATCGCCTTTGACCAAATTACCCCTGAAAGCCAAGCGCAGCTTCATAATCAGGCTGCTCACCTTCGGATCTCGGCAAGTCGGGTCATAGATGTATTCCTGTCCCATCGTGCAAGCCGTGGGAGGATCGTCGTCATCAATGACCAGCCATTGATCGGGCTGGCGGGTTTGCCGGCGCATGTATGCCTCAGACAGCTTCCATGCCTCGGGTCGGTTGCAAGCGGTAGTCAACGCGGTAATTTTCAAAGGAAATTCCTGTTGAGAAGGTAATCAGCCCATTTGACGCGAAGATAGGCGTGGTTGGAATTAAATGCCATCAGAAGCTCCTTGGATTGGATTTTCTTGGTTGTGGCGCTGCCAATGTGGGCAAAGGGAAAATCTAACTCCATGATTTCGTAGCCGTCTTTCTGGAAAGATAGGCACAAATCGGAATCCTCGCCGTAGGCCAATTGAAGGTTGGGATCAAAAAAACCAACGTGTTTGGCAAGGTCGCTTCTGACGGCCAAGCAACAACCCTCGATGTATTCCGGTTTACCCTGGCTTGGCAGGCCCCCCCTGAAGTCATGCCTCAACCTTCGTCCATTTGGGCCACAAGCGGCAATTGCCGGGTTTTTGAAGGCATTGAAAATTGAATCAAGCCACCCCTCGGAAACCAAGGCGTCGTCATTGAGCATGACGAAGATATTGTTGCTGGAAAATGGAATCTTATCCAGAGCCTTGCGGTTTGGCTCGATAAATCCCTCGTTGTTTTCGTTTTTGACGATGGTGGTCAAAACGTCGGGATGATCGGCTTTGAACTCCTCAAACAGTTCAATCGCCAGCGGGCCATTGGCGGTAAGGATCAGCTCATAGTCATTGGGGTGAGTATTGCGGTAAAGATTATCAAGGCACCATTTTGACTCCCTGATGGCCGATACCGTCAGGATTGAAATGAAGGCTCTCATTTTGCCAGTTTCAGGATTTCGTTAGGATCAATTGCGGCCATTGATCCACAGAGGTTTTTCTGAAAACACGGTTTGTTTGGTGGGAAGTGCATTCCGTTATGGAAGTTCCACCCGCAACCTTTGCACGAAACTTCGCCATGAAGCGGAATGCAGTCCTGGTGGGCCGAAATCCTCAGCTCGGGTTTGATTGGGCCAAAAAGTCCAATGGACTTAATTCCAACAGCATGAGCAACGTGAAGAAGGGAAGAATCCGGGCCGATGAACAAATCGCAGTTTGCAATCACGGCGGCGGTTTCCCGGAAGCTCAAATCCTTGAGATAGATTTCCCTGATGTAAGGCCGGCGAAGCGGCTCAGGCAACGGGGGGATTTGGTTGCGGACGCCAAGGAGCATGATCTCCCATCCAGCATCCTCAAGACCCAGCAAAACGGGCTGCCAAAGATGGGCCGGATAATCGCGGTTCAAGACCCCGGCCCTTAGCTGGATTGCGACTTTCTTTCTTTCGCCGTTAAAATGTCTCTTGGCGTACCTGATTTCATCAATGGTAAGCCGGAAACTTGGGCGATAATTGATGACCGAAACATTCAGCGCGTCGGCAAAAGCATCGGTGGCGTGTTTTTCTGATGTTTCAATGACATCTTCAAGGGTGATGATCTGGTCGTAATTGGTAATTTCTGAGGCCGGCAGGGGGTAATCAACAATGTTGTCAAAAAGATTGGTGTTATCAAAAAGCTGCGCCCTGGAATTGATGCAGCAGAGGGTAAGGTGGATTCCTTGGTTAAGCCCCTTGAAAACTTGAATCGCGGGACTCGCCAGTAGCAAATCACCAAAGGCTCCCGAACGCATGATCATGACGCGCTTTCCAAGCCCGGAAATGGAAGTATGATCAAACTTCTCAATCCGCGTTACCGTTCCGCGCTCGGCAATCACACCAAGTTCAAAGGCGGTTCGGTCGTGCATGAGCCAAGTTCCCGGCATGATATGACCGAAAAGATTGCCAGTGGGGATTGGCTTGGTATTGGTGAGGAGGTGCATTTTTATTTGGTGATGATTTTTTCGGCCTTGAGCTTTTCACGCACAATCCGTGAAACCTCCTTGGGAACGGATCGTGCATTTTTCTTGGCGAAATCCTTTAAGGGTTTGCGAATGTCTTTTTCGATTCTGACTTGCATGGATTTTGGATTGCCCCAATTTGGTGCAAAGTAAAGTAAAATGTCTGATAAACCCAAACCCTCCCGATACATCAACAAATACGGGCTTTCATTCGATCCGTTGGTGACGAATGAATTGATGATTGAGCTGGGATGCTACCGTGATCCCAAGGGATTTCCCAGCGGCAAGCCTAGGGAGTTTCATTTTCGGAATGCCTTCAATATGCTTTGGCCGGCATTCAAGTGGAATGATTGGATGGAGCTGATGAGTTGGGCTTTTTGCCAATATCGGATTACGGGTGTCATGGGACACTCCAGAGCATCAAAGACTTTCGGGTTCGCCCACTTTGCATTGCTTGACTATCTTGCTGCCCCGCAGGTGACGGCAGCGACGATGACAACCACAAAGTTTGACGCCCTTAAAACACGCATGTGGGGCGACTTAATGCGGGCCATTGAATCCTGCAAGCAGTCCGAGGCGCTCAGGCAGACATTCAAGATCACCAGCACGACGAATGAAATGTCCATGAAGCAGAAGGCCAAAACATCCGAGGACAAGTTTATGATCCAGGGTGTGGCTACTGATTCGGCGGACAAAAGCGCGGGCAAAATCCGTGGTCAGCACGCCGATAGGCGCAGGATTTATGTGGATGAGGCGCAGGATGTGGCGCAAGCAATCTTCATGGCGTTTCTTAACGCCATGAGTGCGCCCGATTTTCGCGGGGTTCTTTTGACCAACCCGGTAGAAAAAATTTCAGAGTTCGGTGAATGGGTGAAACCCAAGAATGGATGGGGTTCAATTCACGACACGGACCTATTCTGGGAAACGGAAAAGCCAGGTGGCATCTGCCTCCATTTGGACGGGATGCAATCCCCCAATATCAAAGCGGGTAAGACAATTTTCCCATTTCTGCTAACCCAAGACTACATTGATACCATCAAGGGCTCAAAGGGCGAGGATAGCCTTGAATGGTGGATGTATGTCCGTGGTTTCTTCCCTCCCGATGGCATGGTGGCTAAAATTTGGCCATCAGCCACGCTTGAGAAGGCAATGCCAAGCATTGTTTTTGACATGAAGCCAACGCCATTTGGGACGCTTGATCCAGCGTTCGATAGCGATAATTGCGTTCTTCATTTTGGGGAAATCGGCCAAATGCGCGACAAGAGCTATTGCGGGTGCTTCAGGGAAACAATTGTCATCAATGTTTCGGTAGGTCCGGGAAAGCCCGAGAAAGATTTCCAAATTGCCCGTGAGTGCATCAGGCTCTCCAAAGAGCGTGGGATTGAACCGGAGAATTTCATCATGGACACGACTGGCAATGCCCGAGGCGTGTTTGCCATCATGCGAAACGAATGGAAGCCAAAGCCTGGCATGAATCAGGTCCAAAGCTGCTATTATGGCGGAGAATCAACGGAAAGACCTCTCAGAAACGACGATACACTAGGAGCAAACGACCAAGTGAGGTTTTTTGTTTCCGAGCTATGGTTCCGTGCGTCTTACTTCGCCCGCGATGGAATGATCAAAGGCTTGTCCAATTTGGACCCGAGAACGGTGGATGATTTGAACACCCGCCGTTACACGATTAAGCAAACTGGCGACCGCAAATTGATGCAGGCCGAAACAAAGGATGAAATGAAAAAGCGGCTCAATCGCTCGCCTGACTTTGGTGATGCCGCCTGCCAGCTTGCGGAGCTGATGCTTAGGAAGGGAATGATTAAGGGAGGTGCAACAAATTCCCAATCAAATTCTTGGAACAATATTAAAATGCGGGCTCGGAAAGCCCAAAAAAGATACACCAAGGAATATATAGATAATGGCGCTATATCGGCATATTGAACAAAACCCTCCCGGCGGATGGCGTTATCGTCAGGAGCAATCCAAATTTGTAGTCACCGGTGAATCTTATGCTGATTTGCTTAAAAACGTAATAGCTCATCGCAAGCACAAGGGATTTGATCCGACGGACTCTGAATCGGTTGGCTTGGAAATTCAGCGTCAGATTTGCGTCCGTTTAAGCAGACATGAATGCAAGTCGGAAGGACCGTCGGATACTTGGACCCCAATTCCAAGCACGCACGATATTTTCAATATTGAGAGCATCAGGAGCTTCAGCGCATCGGCCTGGGAATGGCTCAAGGATGGCGGATCGCTGGTTGATGAAACCGAGGCCGAGCGAAGGGCTGAGATTTGCAGGGCTTGCCCGGCCAACAGCGATGCCGGCCAAGGCTGCATGAAATGTCATTTGGCCAAGGTTGTTGGCACATTCGTTCCAGAAAAAAGAAAGCTGCCTGGATTGACCATGTGCATTTTTTGCGGGTGCGATTTAAGGGCCAAGGTTTTGATGCCAGATTCAGTCGTGGTAAAATCCGATCAAGGCAGGTCCATTACTTATCCCTCTCATTGCTGGCAGAGGGAAATCCTAGATTCCCATAAATCCTTGCCTATTTCCAAGCAACAACCCAAACCATAATTATGCCCAAGAAATCATCTCCAGCCCCATATTACGCTTCTGAGCCAAGGATTCCGGTCCCGGCCAAACCCATTCGTTATGATGCTGTAAGCGGTCCGGCCCCCATGAAAACAACCCCGGCCTATCCCGGTACGCTTTTTCCTAAGCTGGGCCTTAATCTGGGTCAGAAATAATGCAAAACGCTCCCGTTACTCCTAATCAATATCGTTACCCAACGATGGATCAACGGGTTTTGATGTACCGTTTCGGTACTTCATGGACTGCAAGAAAGGTATATACCCCGCAACTTAGATTAAATTTAGGAACCGATTCACCCAGCAAACGCCGTCAAAAGACTGCTGATTTCAATGATGATTTCAGCACGGATTTTTCAATAGGAGAAATTTAACATGTCACAGCAAACCCGCCCGGAACTGCTTTCGGAAATTCAGACTGATTTTCCGACAAACAATGCTCATTTGATTACGGCAGAGGTTTTGCGGGGGTTTTTGGATAACTTTGTTGATTCGGCTTTTATTCCCGCAAGCGATGGCCCTGGTCCCCAAGGTCCGCAAGGCGCACAAGGTCCGCAAGGAGCTACTGGCGTTCAGGGTGCAACTGGCCCGCAAGGTTATCAAGGATCTCAGGGAACGACTGGCGCCCAAGGTTCTACGGGATCGCAAGGAGCCACGGGTTCTCAAGGTCCACAGGGCTATCAAGGAAATCAGGGATCTCAGGGCAGCTCCAGCAGCCTGTTTCTTTACAAATCCAACACTTCTTCAACAAGCGGTTATCCTGGAGATGGCCGTCTTTTGTGGAATAATTCAACCCAAGTTAATTCAACGGTAATCAATGTAAGTCATCTTACGGATGATGGGACTGACATTGATATTTTTTTGGCAATGCTCGAAAACACCGAGCATTTTGTAATTCAGGATCAAAATTCCAGTTCCAATTTTCAACAATGGAAAATCAATGGAACTCCGGTCCACAATAATTCTGGAACCGCCACAAGTTATTGGGCCATTCCCGTAACACTTCTTTCATCCGGTGGAACCGGGACGAGTAATTTTCCAGATAATCATAATCTGTTTCTAGCGATTGTTTCTGGTGTTGAAGGCCCGCAGGGAACCCAGGGCGTTCAAGGTGCCCAAGGTTATCAGGGTTCGACTGGCTCCCAAGGTTATCAGGGAACCAGTGGCGTTCAGGGGCCGCAGGGTGTAACTGGTGCACAAGGTGCCACGGGCGCCCAAGGCGTGCAGGGTTCGACTGGTGCCCAGGGGCCGCAAGGGTATCAAGGTTCAACTGGATCTCAAGGCGCTACGGGTTCACAGGGGCCACAGGGTTATCAGGGTTCTACTGGCGCTCAGGGAGCAACGGGGGCGCAAGGACCGCAAGGGTTTCAGGGCACCCAAGGCTCAACTGGAGCACAGGGTTCTACTGGCGCTCAAGGAACCACTGGAGCACAGGGTGCAACTGGAGCACAGGGGGCGACCGGGGCACAGGGTTCTACTGGAGCGCAAGGATCAACTGGTCCGCAGGGCTCTACTGGAGCGCAGGGATCAACTGGAGCCCAAGGACCACAAGGTTATCAAGGAACCCAAGGTGTTGCTGGCCCTGGAACTAGCATCACCGCCACGAACGACACTAGCACTACGACCAACTATCCAGTCATGGTTGGTGCGGCGGGATCAGCGCAAACGCCTAAAACTACAACCGGCTCGTTGAGTTTCAATTCTTCGACTGGAGCCTTAACAGCAACGAGTCACGTTGATTCTATCGGCGATGTCCGTCTCATCCCACAAAATTCCCAGTCGGCTGCATACACCTTGGTTTTGTCTGATTCCGGCAAACAAATTCTTCACCCCAGTGCAGACACGACGGCCCGTACTTTTACCATCCCGGCCAACTCCAGCGTCGCCTACTCAATCGGAACAGCAATCACGTTCGTTAATCAAAATGGCGCTGGTACTTTGACCATCGCCATTACGACCGACACTATGCGACTTGCTGGCGCTGGAACGACCGGTAGCCGTACTCTCGCGGCGAACGGTATTGCGACGGCTGTGAAGATCGCCTCGACCGAGTGGATCATCAGCGGAACCGGGTTGACCTAACATGGGTGCGTATCAGCAAGTTTTAGCTGGTTTAGGAATGGTGCTTCCTCCTTCTACTGTTGAGTATTTGATTGTCGCAGGAGCAGCAGCCGGTGGATCAAATTGGGGCGGAGGAGGAGGTGGTGGTGGAGTTTTGTATAACTCCAGCCAATCTGTCTCTGCCGGAACAAGTTATTCTATAACAATCGGAGGTGGTGGTGCCGGTGCTACTGGGTCTGTAAATGGGGCCAACGGAAGCAACAGCTCTTTTTCAACTACTACAGCCACCGGTGGCGGTGGCGGTGGTTACATTGGCAACAATGGCAATAACGGAGGTTCTGGAGGTGGAGCAGGAGGATTGCTGAACAACGCCGTTGGTGGAACTGGAACATCGGGCCAAGGAAACAAAGGAGGAGATAGCAACAACACCGTTGGATCAGGCGGTGGCGGAAAAAATGCCGCAGGAACAATTTCGGGTGGTGGAGTAGGATATTCTTTTGATGGAGTTACCTATGGATCGGGAGGTGGAGGATGCACGCAAAGCGTTGCTGTGGGTGCGGCAACATCCGGTGGTTCATCGGAGGCCGGAAATGGAGGTTCGGGGGCGGGTTCTACGGGTGGGTCTGGAACGGCAAACACAGGTGGCGGTGGTGGCGGAGGATCAAATGGTGGAGGAGGTGGATCGGGCGGAAGTGGCGTCGTAATAATTAAGTATGCTGATTCTTTCGCAGCCGCGACATCTACAACTGGTTCTCCAACTTACACCGTTTCTGGAGGCTATCGTAAATACACGTTTACCGCTTCGGGTTCTATCACTTTCTGACCATGGCTCACTTCGCAGAAATTGATTCGAACAACGTTGTAACTCGCGTGCTTGTTGTTCCCGATAGCGAAGAATATCGCGGCCAGCAGTACTTGGCCGTTGATCTGCTTCTCGGTGGTCGCTGGATTCAAACCAGCTACAACGGTCGAATCCGCAAGAACTACGCTGGCATCGGATTCACCTACGACGAAACGAGGGATGCTTTCATCCCGCCGAAACCTGCTTTTGCTTCTTGGGTTCTCGATGAAGAAACCTGCCGTTGGATTGCTCCAGTGCCATATCCCAACGACGGCAAAATGTACGATTGGGATGAGCCTACTCTTTCTTGGGTTGAATTTTGATAAAAATTTTCCCATGAGCATTACCGACATTATGTTTAACGCGGCTGGCGGCGGGATTTTGGGTTCTGCGTTGCATTGTTTTACCGATTGGCTCGACACCAAGAACAAGATAGCCCTGATGAATGCTCAGGT